CAATCTTGTATTGAAGATAGGACATCACTATATTCAGGTAACAATACGTTACTTTCATTTTGAGATACTCCAACTTGGGTTACACTAAGTAGATACTCACTATCACCTTCATCATCGATTGTGAAAATTGCAAGGTTTGGATTTTGATGTAAAAACATAGTATTAGCCCCAAACTTAGTTAAATTTGTCGAACTTGGTAATCTATCAGTCCTTATTACAATATATTCATGATTATTAAATTCATAAGGATAGGTATCCCATGTTACATTACTTGGGTCATCCGGTGGAGAATAATCGATACTATAAAAACTCATACCTCTTTTAGCGTCATCAATTTCATAATAGTTATGATTCCATTTATATGCGTTAAAATAATTTCCATTATTAGTTAAACAATTAGAAGAGTTAAAACTGCTATAATATTGAGTTGTACCTTTCTCAAATGTAGATTCGTACCAAGCACTTCCTTCAACAATTTCATTCTCTTGGTAATTACTTAAATATGTTTTAAGTCCGTTTGTGGTTGAATTATAATAGTTTAATGACCATCCATTAACTCCTTTAAATCCAATACAATTACTATTATTATCACCATCATAAAATCCGTCATTAGGTGATGTTGTCCATTGGATGGTATTAAATTTGTTTCTAAAAATGTTATTATTACTTATTTTTAAATTTTTAGTACTAATCAAATAATTTGAGGGGTTTGGATAATAACCTTGTCCACTTCCCGCTAATTTATATTGCCAATTATACGTATAAAAATTTGCGAGTCTAGTTGAAATTGTTGGGTCGTTAAAAGAATTTGTATTATATAACGCAGCATAATCAGGATGTAATATTGGACCAACTGCCGAATAGTACTTAGGCATTTGAGATAAAAATGTCTGATATTCATTAAATTTATATTCAAACATATAACTTTTATAAAATATTGTACTATTAGTACTTCTGTCCCACCCTCCATACGATGTTGGGAACCCTTGGTTTGTTGACATCATATTATGATTCGCCGAGCTTTTAGCATTTGAACCATTTGTATTTCCCCCAGCCCTTATCGGGATATTCATTTTAAAATTACCTCGTACAACAAACTTACTATTATTATTCGTCCAGTTATATACTTTGTTACCAAATATACGAGTTAAATTAATCTTCATATCAATTCTTGGCGAGTGAACATCAACTCCTCTCATTAATATTACAATTTTATAATCGTCATAATTAGTAATCGCCGACGCCGGATTTGCGGTACCTAAATTTTGAACTAACCATGTTGGTACTGTAGGACCTGCGTTATTACTCCATTCCATCACTTGGTGCTCAGTAGTTGCGTTAGTATGGTCAGGAAATCTTTGTAAAAATCTTCTTCCAAAGGCATATTGACTATGAGTTAATTGATTAGTTGATTTACTATAAAATTCACCTACCGTCATTCCTGTTATAACTTGGAAGTATTCGACATCCGCACAAAATTTACCTATAGCCCTTTGATTGGATGAGAACCCTGTAATTGTATATGTTGTATTTAAATTAACTCCTCCACTACTATTAGATGGGTCAGCGTATAAGACATTTAAATTATTCGTAGCAGATATAGTCGCATTAACACCTGATTGTGATAAATTAAGATTAGTGTAATTAGTATCATTTGATTTTGAAGGGTCCTGGAATGTAATTATTTGTCCGGATTCTAAATCTGCCCCATTACTATCCAAGACTAAAATCATAACATTATCTAAATGGTTTTTATTGTCATCATTATTAGGTAAATTATTATCTGGCTGCCATTTAACTTTAATTTGGTTCCATCCACTAACTCTAGTTGGTTGTAATCCAAGTGGTGTTAAATTAGTTGGGTCTGTATTAGTTTCAATGAATTCATCAAAATATTTATCTTTAGTATTAAATAAATTATACATCTCAGACAAAGGTAATTGTGTGGATAATACAAATGAATTAATTCCAAATCTTTCGTCAAAGTAATACCCCCAAGGAGTATTTGTAGACTGACCGATATCAATATCATTATTACCCGCTAACACAATAGGTCCAGCATCTGTTATCTGATTAACATAATTATATGTACTTGAGCTAATTGCGGTAAAGGCTCCTCCATAAATCACTGCCGATGTGCTATCAATGAGTATAGATGATTGACCATATGTATTAACAACTAATGGGTCGGGAACAGGTACTTTTGATAAGTTACATTTACATCTTTCACAACCATCCTCAGTATATAAAACCAATGGTAATCCAATATTAATAAACGGATTTGGTGGTCTAGTAATGTCATTAATCGGAGGACAAGGAAACATCCAACTATCTAATCCTACCTTATCTAAAGCTTTATTAATCCCTCTACATATTTTACGAATTAAAGTTGTGATAGTAGTAACAATATCATCAATAACTGGTAATATTTTATCATAAAAATATGCGAGAACATGAACCGCAACAAGTAATGGAAATAGTATATATTTGAATATTGTAAGAGAAAATGAAATAAATAAAAATAAAAAGCTTAATTTATAATGTGAGTCATTAACTGGAAATTTATTATAATTACCATCACAAGTTGTATCTAAAATATTTTTAATTTGAATAGTATTCCAAACCAAACTTGATGTCTGAAACCTGTCAATTAAACTGCTAACAGTATAAACTTTATTATATGACATGTCATAGAAAGTATCCTTACAATCAATTGCGTCTTGGTAATTTGAATAGTCAGACCAATCTAAACTAAACGTATATGAACCTTCAACTAAAAACTTTTGATATGGTATAATTTCAAAAGTAATAATTACGGGTTTATTAATGTCCTCTTTATCAACATTAATCGTATATTGAAAATCTGATGGTAATAAATTCGTGCCATAATATGTTGTACCATTATTTGTTATAGTATATGTTGTAACATTTGTAATACTTTTTATCCTATATACATTAGGAATTCCTGAATTAAGAACATTAACATTTAAACTATTAACACCAATCTGTAATGTATTAATTAAATCATTATAATTTGCATAATTTTTCTTTACAGGGTCTTCGTCAGTATACCACCCATATTCTTTAATATTTGGTACCAAATAATACGCTCTTTTAACTTCTTCAGACAATGATGGTGATTGTTGCCATTTAACTTTAAAACGATATTTACCTCTTGTAGGTATTCCAATATTAGGGTCATTACTTACCCTTTGAGTTCCGTACTCATCAGTATATACATAATCTAAGTTCATAGGTACCTCAGTAACCCAAACTCCGTTCTCGTCAATTACCTTACCCGCATTGTCAAGTTTAAATTCTTCAATAATTGGTCTTTGATTATCGTCTAAAAATACCGTTTGTCTAATCGATTCAATAGACCCAGGACCTGGAATTAATTCACAAAGATTACCCATCTTAATAGAACTCTTACAACTTGCTTGTCCAAAAGCATCTAAAAATCTTCGATATCCTAATTTTTGAGAATTAGTTGTCGAGAAAATCGACCCCATAAAAACAGCTGTCGGTTCTATTTTAATTTGAAGTTCAGAAGTTAAATCAAAATCAACTCTAAAAATATTATAATTACAAATTTCAGGTTGTCCAAAAAATGGTGAAACTTCAATATTTTTTTGAATTGTAACTATCTGTGGTAACTCATCATAGTTAACTGAAAATTTAAATTTACTACCATCAACTTGGGACTCTTGAGCTCTACCCATTCGAATTAAATCCTGAGGAGTTTGTGAAAATGGTCCAATGTCAGATAAATCAACTTGCATTAATAACTCATGTGCCCCAACAGGTAATCCAAATAACATAAAATCACCTGAGTCATTTGTCTGAACAGTATATTTGTAATATTTGTCATAAACTTCAATTACATTTTTGTCAATTAAAGTATCTAATCTATCAGGAAATGTTCCAACAGGTATGTGGCCTGAGTGAGATGCGGTGTATGGTAATAAATTATATTTATAACCATCTTCGTTAGTGTCACTAATTGATTTATATGGATATAATGCAGTTATAATTGCACTATTCTCATCTTCAGATTGTAACGGAACAAATATTGATAATCTTGCGTTTGGTAACCCGAATCCGTTATTACAGAAAACTCTACCACATACAACACCAAAGTTTGCACAGGTTCTTGTGTAAATCTCATCAGGTGTGATGGTTAAAGATAATACTTCAAGTGTGTCAAAGTCTTGGTCTAACTTTACTTGGATATTTTTATCTTCACTTAATTTAGTACGTATTCTAAATGAATTTGGCATGACTTTTTTTAATAAATAGTTTAGACACTATTTTAAAAAAATAAATGCTCGAATGAATTCGATTAGTTTAAATTTACAGTTTGTAAATTTATTGTTCTGACAAATATGTCAACATTTGGATATCTTACTTGGAATATTTGATTTGGTTCCGCAAAAATAGCATCATCAATCAAATCAATTTGTTTTGTAACATCATTACTATATCCTTGTGATACTTGAGAACTTGAATATAATCCCCCAACTTTATTAAACACAGATATTGACGATATTGATAAAACTCCATTTAAAGATTGTACTAATCTTTTTATTTCAGACATATATACTGCTTGTCCCATTTGTCTATTTGCTTGTGACATGTATGTTGATACAGTATTAACAATGTCTGAAATTACGATACCCTGACTTTGACTTGAGTCTAATACAACTGAAACATCAAATGATAAGTCTATTACACTAGCCGCAGTTACTGAAACATAATCGTTAATCATTCTATAATTGGATAAGTAACTAGCGATATTATTTAATAGTGTCTGAGACACAGTACTACTCAAATTACCTGAAGAATCGTAAGTTAATACAGTAACATTAATTTTATTATCAGTTTCTAAAATTGCAACTTTGGCAGGTGCCCCAAATTGAGAAGGCATTTTTCTGATAATCGCCTCATAGTCATTAATAGTAACTGCTCTGTTTTGGGAAGCGAAATTAAATGAAATTAAATTTCTAACTTCTTCAATTGTTGGTAAATTAGCTCCTCCAATCGCAGGGTATGGATTTGTACATGTTAATGAATTAATCACCGATGTATTAACTGCTTGTGATGAACCAAACACCTCAAAATTAACTTGACCTATCTGAGTAATAACATTAACCCCTAAATTAGTTCCAAGTCCACCACCTATTCTATATTGAATAAATAAGGTACTATTTGGTGTTACCGTTGACCCTAATGAGAAGTTATTTTGATATTTTGATAAATCTAATGGTTGACCACTTCTCGCAAATTCTCTAAGTATTTCATCTGTCGATTGATTACCCCCACCAAATGTTATTTTTAAAAAACCTTCAGAAGTATATTCAGAAATAAATCTGTTATTAGTTAAAATATATCTACCAACTTTAATACCAGGGTTATCAGACGTTTTTGTTGGGTCTTCAACAAATATTCTATCTTGAGCCAAAGCCTCAACTTCATACCATTTATTATCACTACCCAAAAATTCTTGAGCCGATGGTACGTTTGCATAATTTGTACCTGATTTTAATATAACATTAGTTACACCTAATACATTTCTTTCAGGTAAAAAAACTTCTAAAAATGGTTTTGAGTCAACAGTATTAACAACTTTTCTAAAAACTTTAGTAATACCATTAACAACAGGTTCTCTTTTAGTTATTGTATAATTAATTATTGTACCATTAGCATCCTTGTTTGGGATTACTGTTCGGTTAACAAGTCCTTCAACATTAAAGTCATATGCAAAATCAATGTCGTATAAATTTTCAAAAACTTGTCCTGCTCCAACAACTTGTGAATACCTTCTAATTTTTCCACAATATGATAAATTTTCTTTATCTCCGTTTGCAGGAACTATAATACTAAAATCAACAATTGCAACTGAAGGTCTTAATCCAGGTATTTTTAATCCATAAGTACGAGCGATATTATATACTGAAGACCTTTCTTGAGCGTATTGTAATACAGTTTCTTGTAAAGCTCTATCAATATTAAAATTTAAATTATCAGTTACCGCAGCATTCATATCCAAAAACACAGAAAAAACTGATGCGTCATTTGTATTTTGAATTAAATCAGGATAATAACTTTTAACAAAATTAACCAGTTCAGTCCTGATATTTTGAAAGTCTCTTGTCGTATAGGATATTTGTTTTGCCATGTTATATATTAATAATTACAAAGTCTCTAGAATTAAATACATCGTTTGTAATAGTATATTCAATTTTAATTTTAGCAGTATATTCTTTAGTACCCAATCCAGGTAACTGATATATTCTTGGGTCTAAATCAGGATTAACATTTGATAGTGGGTCTTCTTCTAACTCAGATAATGGAGTAATTGAAATGTTATTAATCAATAAGTTTGGGATATATGCCTCAACAGAATCTTTAATCTCTTCCTCAATATCTGTAAAGGTTGGTCCATCCAATGGTTCAAATATATATTCATATAATCGAGTACCAAAATCAGGTAGAAAAAATCTACTCCCTTTTCTAGTCAATAATAAATGAATTAAATTACTACGAATCTCATCATTAGTATATTCAGATAAATCTAAATACTTACCAACTTTAGAATCCTGAAAAGGAAAATTTATACCATAGGTTATCCCGTTTGCCATATTAAATAAATACTTTAATTATTAAAATAAAAAATCCCGACCTAGCTCGGGATAACACATCGGATGTTTTAAAAATTTAAGACGAACAACCAAAACAATCAAAATCACTATTTTCAGGTTTTGGTGGTAAATTCATATAACTGTAATCTACCTTTGGTGGTTCAGGTGTTGGTTTTGGTTTGTTAATTTTTGATACGTCCATTGCCAAGTGTTTAGCTCCCGTTGAGATTGCTCTTGTTCTAACGTAGTAACAAAGTGTTTTCAATCCTTTTTCCCACCCGTAAAAATGTGATGATGAAATCTTTGACAATGTTGGGTTTGACATGTAGATATTCATTGATTGTGATTGGTCAATAAATGGAGCTCTATCTGCGGCCATCTCAATCAATTCTCTTTGTGAAATTTCCCAAATTGTTTTATATTTATTAATTAAATGTTCAATTCTTTTAACCTTTGAATTGTATTTCTTGTCTTCTAAATCAAGGTAATTGTTAAAATTAATATTTTGAATTGACCCTTCGTTCATAATGATTTCATTCTTTAAATCCTCAGACCAAATTCCAATCTTTTCAAAATCACTAATCAAATACTTGTTAACAATCATAATCTCCCCACCAACAACACGTCTGTTAAAGATTGCTGAGTGAGCTGGTTCTGTCATTTCATATGAACCTGTAATCTTAGCCGAAGACGCTACAGGCATTTGAGCCGTAAACAATGAGTTACAAACTCCGTACTTACTAACATTTTGTTTAAGAATTCCCCAAGGCCATCTTCCTG